TCAATATTGTTTTCATCAGATGCATTCACATACATTACATCGGCATCTACATTATTTGCAATAATCTTTGCCAAAGTCGTTTTACCGGTACCTGCATTACCATAAAATAATAAATGAGGCACATCGCCGCTTTTAAGATATATCTTTACCTTTTCAATGATATGCTCGTTACCGACATATCCATCTAATGTATCGGGTCTAAATTTCTCAACCCATAATGTATTTTCTTGATTACCAAACATATTTTTTATTTACCTGTTGAACCATAACCACCTTCGCCTCTTTCAGATTCTGATAACTCTGTATGTTCATTCAATTGAATTTCTGGATAAGGTAGTATTAACAATTGACCTATTCTATCTCCTGCCTCGAATCTTTTTAATGAAGCAAAATACGAATCTTTTTCGAATTTATATCTAAATGTTATTTCACCTCTATAACCAGAATCCACAACGCCTACTGCATTAGCCAATCGAAGATCTGTTTTAGATACAGAAGATCTCGGAAATAACAATCCTACATAACCTTTTGGTATTTCAAATGCCAATCCGGTATGATATTCAATAAAGCTATGCTCTGTATTAATCGTATATGTTATTGCCGAGATATCTAAACCTGCATCTCCTTCTTTTGCATATGAAGGCGTTACTGCTTTAGGTGATAATTTTTTGAATGGTACTATCATCTTATGCTGTTTGTAATTGAACTAAGAAATATGTAGATGTATATGACTGAGAGGTAAATACCGCTCTTGCCAAACCTGCAGCTGATACTTCCAATGTAGCCGTCTCTGCATCTTTATTGGCTTGCAAAATTTCTTTGAACAAGTTAGATGAAAAACATACAGTTGACATATCACCGCAATTTTCATTATCACATGGAACTGAATACTTGATTCGGTTTGTATTGATCGATGAATAATTCATTATGATTTCCGCATTACCATTTTTACATTCAACACCAAAGTTTTCTGAATCTGGAATTGCATTTTTCGCTTTAATAAATTTCGCAGTGAACTCTTTGCTCAATGTAAGCTTAACATTCCAATCTGGAAGTTGTTTTAGTTCTGGCACTTGTCTGATTACTGACAAATCGGCTAACATGAACTTCATATCAACATCCGTATCATTGATATCAATACTTACTGATTTAGTATCAATATTATTTACTTTAACATTGATATCATCGCCTACAGCAGATAACATTTTTGTTAAGGTTGGAGTCGCATATACTCCTAATTCATTTGAACCTAAATCTAAATTGGCTCTCACTGATCCGATAACATTCTGATCATCTGTAATAAAATCTGTCATTACAGCTCCATCGTTTGATTTCCATTTAACAGATGTTGTAGCACCTGCTAGATAATAACGATTAATAAAATTTACTAACTCTGCTTTTTTCATTTTTATCCTATTTCAAAAAATTGTGATATTACTTGATTATTTACTAGGTCTCTGGTGCCTCCACCGAACTTGTCATATAACTGACTATTTTGTTCATATATGTTTACTGCATTATCTGGATTCTTAAACATCTCTTCCATACTCATTAGAATGGAATAAAAATCTCTTGGAACCACTGTCTGCAATAATTCGTTATGACATTTTACTATTTCTTCAACTTGCTTAACCGTTTCATTGAATACAAACAAATTGTTCAACGTCATCTTCATTGTTACATCGCCTTTGTAATTTGATACATCACCGAATGTAAATCCTTCTGATACTGGATGTCCTAATGGATTTGGAACTAAGTCATTTGCATTATATGGAAGGTTTTCTCCTTTTGGAAAATACAAATCTGTAAATGTCATTTTACTTAATTGCGGTGAATGTAGATACGTTCCATATACAGGATACAATCCAGGTGAACTTGAATCCGTTGATACTTGTATTCTACCGCCATGGTATTTGTTTAACATCTTTTGAAAGAAACTTAACATGAAGAAATCTGATATTTTTGATATTCCTAATACATGTATATATTGATTTCTTTCTTTTTCAAATTCTCTGTTTTTGATCATTGGAGCTAATGCTGACATAAACATACTTACACGCTTTTGAGCACCTCCAATACACCAACCATTAAATTCAAAGTCTTTCATTTTTTGATACCAAGCCTCATATTCATCGACATTGTTACCTTGAATTACATTTAAGAATTTACATTTACCAGTTTGATTATCAGCAAAGTATTTGAAGTTATCATAACTAATATCCATACATTCATAGAACTTGCCATCGTATTTTGCTCTAGGTGGGATATCTAAATTAACTCCTAAATCACAATTTGCTTCTAACCAATCAAAAATTGTTTTCTTAAATGTTGGGTCCCATTTAATTGCACCGGTGGCTAACTGGAATCCTCCGGAATCTCCTAATACCAACACATCATCATCTAATCCATAACGATCTCTTGCATCCATCCATTTGTAATGGTGACCTGCTGTAATTAGAAAATAAGGATGTCTCCATCTTTCTGGAAATTCTTTTGAATAAAATCTACATGTCAATCCAGGCTTAACTTCTTTGTTCTTTTTGAAGTCACCTGCACATCCTCCTGCAGATAATGATGGATAATAAATTAAATCTTTCATAATGCTAATTCCAATTGTCTATCAACGGTTTGTTTATCTAATAATGCCTGACAATACTCTTTTTCATGCCATACACATAGTTCTTTATCATAATCATTTGCAATGATATATCCTTCCATTTGTCTTCCTAAATCTGATGTATCAACTATATCATAATGAGTTTTAGGAGTATCCAATGCATCATGTATTACATCAATTGCAGAATCAACATCAAATGGTTTATACATTCGATCCTCATCAACAAATTCTGGAAATGAACGGAAATTTGGATATACAATGTCAGCTCCAAATGCGGTAGCTTCTATCACAGTCCATGACACATAATCTTGTAATGATGAATTGAATTGAATGCGACATGTTGCTAATTCTGTATAATATTCTTCTTTTGTAAGTCCTTTCATCAATTTGAATCTAGGCTGTCTTTTTGCTAATGCATACATGGCATCAATCACTCCAGGTAACATGGAACGAAATTCTTTACCTGATGTTGTTACATGCCATTCAAAATCTGGTTTTTGATTTAAGAATTTTTCGGCTACTTTAAGCATAAAGAATGGATTCTTTTCTTTATCTAAACGAGATGAATAAACAATTGTATTTTGTTTTTCATAAACGGCTTGAGATAATTTAGCTAAAGTTGCTTTTTTATGAATTGGTAATGATACAACATGTATTGGAGCTTCAAAACCAGCTGCTCTTAATTGCTCTTTATGAATAGATGATCCTACAAATATTCCAGTCATTCTTTTATCTAAACCTAACTCATATGGACGCATCCAATCTCTCATTGGATATGTGAAATCATATTCATCAACTGACTGCGCATGCAACATACCATACACTTTCACATCTATACCATACAAATCCAAAGCATACCAAATTGCATCTAATCCTGGTGTCCAATAGTCTTGCAAAAAGATAATATCACCATTTCTCACATTACCGTTATAGATATGTTTTAAAAATGTTTGACATTGAGTTAAACTATATTTACCTCTACCAATTGCATCTAGCACTGCACCTACTTTGATTTCTTGGTCTGGATCAAATTCTCCTTCCACTTCCACAAATTTAATTTGATCTTTGTAAGGTTCAAATGTAGCAGGCATCCATTCTTTACATAATTGATATGTATAACGAGCCTTTAATGGTTCAAGCCCAAAATAAAATAATCTTCTTTTCATATTAATGATTCTGCTATTTGTTGTTTAAATTTAGTTGTAGACCAACCATGGTCTCTGTTTATGAAATGAATTGGGATATTCAAATCATCGCCGGTAAATGATTTCTCTTTATAATCATCACCTAAAAATCTTACATAGTTAGCCTGTAATGAGGCATCGTTATGATCGGCTGCAAAATGCTTGAGATATTCATATAACTCAGATTCCAATGTATATGTATGAACTTCATCTACTTGTCTCAATGAATTTAAAATATCAACTCGGTCATCAACTGACAGTATAGGTTTACATTTTTCCGGACGTTCAATTGTCGGATCTGTATGTAACATTACTATCAGGTGGTCACAATGCTGTTTCATTTGATTGAACATTGCAATATAGCCTGGATGTATTACATCAAAATTACCTGCTATAATTCCTATCATTCCGCGTTTCTATCAAATTTATAGTCATCTGGATTAATGTCCATTAGATGACATTTGGTTATTTGATGCACTCTATACCAACCAGCATCGATTGATAATGTATCAGTATTTTTTAATCTTTCAACATTTGGATCGGCAATTCGATAAATGATATGAGCTCTATTAAATACCGACATCGGAATCTTTTCAAATGTTTTAGCATTAGCTTCTATCGTTACAAATTGCTTTGTTTCGAGTATATTATGTATCTCTTTCCAATTGTTATGAACACAACACATTTCTATGTATTCAATTGTAAAATAGATATGAGGATACTCTTTGTAGTTTGTTGGCACTTGGCCTCTAACAAATACGGTTTCAATATCAGACAATCTGCCTTCTACTTCTTTACCATACCAATAACTTTTTCCGTACATATTTCTTTTTATTTTGATTTAATATAATAACTATTTTTCAATTATCCAAATTTAAAACGAGAAAAATTTACCTAAATTATTATTTTTTGGAATCGATCCCCAATTCATTGCACTATAAAAATCACCTAACTTATTTGCAAATGCTGAATCAAATACTTTTTCATAATCAATATATTCAGTTACAAATTTATCAATAGGTTCTGGATCTTCAAAACCTTTCAATGCCATTGTATCTAATCCCATTGAATTAGCTTTTAGGTATGTCCATTTGATCTTTTCGCCATTAATGATTCCTTGATATTTACGTTCCAATCCTAAATGCCGTAACATGTCATTATAGTTTAAAGCTGATTTAACATGGACCGGAGTTCCTTTCATTCGAGGCATAAATGGTTTATCTCCTTTACGGGTATAGTTAGTAACATTTTTTACACCGATCGGAAACATGACATCGATCAATGGCAATGTTTTCATCTTCTCTTTAAAGTTCAATATCTTTTCATCTAATGTTATTTTGTCAATATCATTGAGTATATCTTCTAATGCCTCAGCCATAAACTTTCGAAATGAAGTTGGGAATGATGATCGAACAACATCCAATCCTTTCACATCTAATTTAGATACTGTATGGCCTTCTATATTAATTATCCATTGAGCATATCGTTTCTTGGCAATCCATAAACCAGCCTTTGCTACATTTTCTTGTTTAATATCAAATCTATGCTTTGACACATTATGAAATCGTTTAGCATAAATGTTATACGATTGATTGATAAATGCCTGCACTTCATCCGCTACTTCAATAGTTTTATCCGCCATCCAATCTTCATCTGTAATATCAAAATTTGGATATCGTTTTTTAATGATAGGCAATGATGAAAAGAATGTTGAATCTGTATCAGTATAAATACAATAATCTTTCTTTTCTTGCAATTCTTTTGTATAATACTGATTACCTATATCAGCTGTAAATTTAATTAATTGCTGGCCTGTTGATGTAATAGCTGTTGCATTATCCGGATCGAAAAATCTGAAACCAGGATTACCAAGTACTCCATAAAATGAATTGAGAAGAATTTTAGTTACCAACTGCATTCTATCGTAATACTCGGCTTTATCATCATCTCCTTCCTTTTCATATTTCTTACGAAGATTTTTATATTCAACACGTTCATTAAACCATTTGTCTAATATCGATGGTAAGAATCCTTTTATCTTTGTATCATATATAACACCATTAGCGGCAATTGAATACTCGTTATCATTTAGATATTTTTGAAGTTCTTCAGTTGTTTCCCAACCATTCCAACCATCCGTTAAATGAGTAGCTTGGTTTTTAACAAATTTATGACCATCAAAGTTTTCAATTTTAGTTACTTTAGTTTCTGGAGATATTCCAAGTGTCATGATGATGCTAGGATATAACGATGTCAAGTCAAGG